CTGCTGACCAAGACCAAATAGGTTCTGTGCAGCACCTAAGCCTTGATCGGCTAAGCCCATGCCTTGACCGCCAGCCTGAGACAGCATACGATCACGGATAGCAGCTAAAGCAGGATCAAGATTATAACCAGCACCAGCTAAGCGGCCATTCTCGTCAAAGGTAAAGTTAGAAGTACCGAAGCGAGTAGTAACTCCAACGGGACGGAAGCGAGCTTCTTCAGCAGCAATACGAGCAGCTTCTGTCTGAGCATTGGCTGATTCCCTTGCAGCACTGCGCTGAGCGTTACTGCCAAGCAAGCCACCTAAGAGACTAAGACCGCCACCAATAAGAGCAGGTAACATTTCAATTCCTTATCATTAAACTGTATTAACGGAAGACAGCAACGTGAATGTTATCGGAGTCAACATATGTGCCGCCAGCAGTACGCACAGCTACATCGACATATGCTGCTGTTTGACTGCCGTATGAGGTATCAACGCCAGCAACGGCAGAGCCAGAAGCGGAAGGAGACGGCATAGAGATAGCATAATTAGCGTCTGGCATGCTATTAGTAAAGGTGATCCGATAACGCCCTGTGCCTGTCTTATAAACAGTGGCGACATTACCATTAGCTCGGATGGTTTGATTACTGCCTGCCGAGCCGGTGCCGTTAAAGTTTACCCAAGCTCGGCATCCATAGGTAGTCCCCATTGAGCCATAGCCACTATTCATTCTAAACGCACCATCATCGGTAACTTCAAGAATAGGAGCAGAATAGGAGCTATTAAGGATTTGAAACAGGCCATTCTGTGCTCGGACATACTTGTTAGGAGTTGTTGCGCCATTACCAACTAGCTTGATATTAGCTCCGTTCGTCCCTGTGTCAGTAACCTCCACTGAATCAACCTGTCCAGCAGTGGTGGCACGAACCTTAGCACCAGTAACGTTACCTGTCGCAGTTACACTGCCACCGGCCGTGAAATTACCAGCGATAGAGGCACCTGTGCTGTTGATCCGCAACCTCTCCGAACCAGAACCGTAGTTCCCCTGATAGACAACAAACGAACCTGTATAGTCAGCGCCAAAGTGAAAGTTATTGGTTGCTGTCCCAGAAGCCCCAGCCTGAATGAACGCATCGCCGCCTGACGAAAAACGTGCTGTTGTTACTCCAGCCGCTGATGCCACATCTAAATATGCACCTGGCGAGGAAGTTCCAATGCCCAGATAGGTGCCGTTAAACGTAAGGGCACTCCCAGATGTTAGTATTTTAGAGGCACTATAGTAAGCAACTCCATTAGCTGTTGCTGTGCCATCAACTTTATCAAGTTTAGTAGCCACAGCAGTAGCAATGTTATTGAATTCAGTATCAATCTCAGTGCCCTTAACAATCTTGGAAGGATTGCCTGTGGGCAGAGAGTCTTTACTGGCAAAGTTAGTGCTTTTTACATAGTCGGACAAAATTATTCTCCTTGCTTAAGGAAAGCCACTAAGATTTCTAAATCTTCGACAGTAGCGTATGCTTTTAATCGGTTGGCTTTCCAAGAAATAATTTGAATATTATCTCTTGTATAGCCCTTTGTTGAATCAATACGATCAATGCTTGGGCTGGTATCTCGAAATCCCGCGCTATTAAACTCAAGAACAAAACCAAAAACAGGGCACTTATTATCTGGAGGATATATTTCTTTTATATCCTCTAATGTAATTGTGTGCTCTCTATTTTTTAAAGCAGCTCGTTGTTTAGAAGCATTTAAAAGCATTTTTAATCTATATTCAAAATTGTTTCTTAATTTTGTTTTATGCTTTTTATCTCTCTCTAATACATGCTCTTTATTTTTTGACCGGTAGGCTGTCTGATAAGCAATATCACATGGTTTACACCGATATTGAAGGCCATCTTTAGCTGCTTTGTTTTTTGAAAACTCAAAAAGCTGTTTGTTTTCTCCACAAGCACAGCACTTTTTAAGTTGTTGACACTTATTTAAAAGTTCTTCTACAACTGTCATGCTAGTTTCCCGTTCTTAGCTTGAATTTCGAGCTTCTGAATGCTCAGAGCAGCACCATTGATAGTTGTCTCATAGCCTGTCTGAACAACCTTACCTGACCCAGTTGGATAGGCAACTAATGTCTGTAATGCAATACCGTTAGAGTATTCAGCAATACCATACTCATCGATACCGTAATAGCTAGTCCCTTGATTAGGGATCAATACGTTCTGTGAGTAGAAGTTACTGTTGAAGTCATAACCCCACTTGATAGTCACATACTGATTAGAACCACCAATAACAATCACTGACAGTTTCTTCAGAATAGATGTAACAGAGGGAGCACCTAAGTCAGTATGGTTTGTAAAGTATTGTAACGTGTATGTTGATGTATTGTCAAGATACCCAGAATACTTACCAATATAGCCTGCCTTGCCTAACAGAACTTCCTTGTTAACGCTGTCATAGCAGAAGGATTTAGGCTCAATGTTGTCCCATGTAGTGACCCTAGCGGAACCATCTTGAAGCATGGCCTTCATGTCAAAGCAGTAAACCTCTTTAACAGTGGGCAGTGTCAACAGATAGAAGGAATCAATGGGGCTGTAGATAGCTTTGATGCCACTAGCGACTTCACTAGCAACAGCAGACATCAGATCATCCCTAACGTTCTTGCTCAAGTCACGGAAAGGAGCAGACTTCTCTTGGATTGTACGCAGGACACTACGCACACCAGTGTCAGATAAGAAAATGACATCAGAGCCTGTGTTAGAAACACTATCTCGTGCAATGCAGCCGATACCAGTAATGCTATCAGCTAAGCTCATAGCAGATGGATCATCAGCCTTAGTATAGACCAAGATATTGTTCCTGCCAAAGATGAACAGGAAGTTATTATGAGAGGCTAAAGCTACAATGTTATCTGCACCGTTAGGCCAATACTGACTAATATCAAGGTAACCAGAAGTTCCCCCAGACCAGATATGACCAGAGAGCAAATCAGAGAAGTAAACAGTGTCTTTATTACCTGCACTGTTAGCAACCCATAACCGACCAAAGGCAGAGATAGCTGCATTACCTGCTAAGACATTGCCATTATAACCAGTCTTCTCAGATACTCTACGATACTGAGTAGTGCTCACAGCAGGGTCGAACACTAACGGATCATGTCCACTTTGGAACAGATACATACAGCCATTAAGAGTAGCTGCTTGCCAGTTGCTGTCAGTGATCGTAGGAGCAGTCCCGCCACCACCGTAGGTAAGCTCAGACAAGACACCTGAGACTAACTTGAACAGCTTGTTATTACCTGCCGCAATAGTGTATTGGAGTCCAGAATCAGTGAGTAACTGAGCCACCATCTTGACATCAGCAGTGCCTAAAGCGCCCAATGTCTCGTGCTTAGGAGTCCAGCCTTTACGAGCACCAATACGACCATACTTGTCAATCACACAGTTGTTAGCCACTAAAGCAAAGCCAGAGGCTAGGTCAAGGGAACTGTCCTGTGTGTTGAGGCCGTAAAAGCCTGGGGCTGTAATGCTGAAAGTTTGTAATTGTTGCGCCATCTTAGACAGCCTCCCAAGAACCACCCTCTACGAATCGAGAAGCTTCAATAGCGATGTAATCAGCCAGACTGCCACGATACAGAGCATAGGCTTCAGAGCTATTCAGACCACCATCCTCACCTCGTTCCACCAGAGCACGAGCATAGGCACCTGCAACGACAGGATCATAAGGAACTTTGATAGTGTCAGTATCGTTCACCAGAGTGCCCGAAGGAACATACAGATCAAAGCTCAGAGTATAGACACCATCTGGAACAGGGAATACTTCAACCTTAGAGTCTCCATTGGCATCAATGCCTTTGAAGCAGTAGTAGCCAGGAGAGCCTTGCTGTGGAGAAGCAGTAGCTGTCTGATAGTGCTCCATCAAAGAGACAGGAATGTTATTCAATTCATTGAGTCTGGTAACATTACGAGCACCATCGACACGGAAGCGGTTACTAGAGCCTGTAATGGTATACAAGGAAGTCCCAGCAACAGTGCTGACAGTGGATGTGTTTGTCAATGCAGACCAGTTGTAAGCATCTTCTACTTGTCGCTTAGAATCATTAACCAACTTACCAATCAGCTTGGATAATGTATTTGCTTGGACAGTAGTGACTTCTGGCTCACGTAAGCGAACCAAGACATCATTAACAAGTTCAAGATAAGTCGGCAGAGCCATCTTAGATTCCTTCTTTCTTAATCAACTCAAATGTGCAGATAGTACTGAAAGAGCTTCCTGCTTCGCTCTGCATCTTAACAGTGTCGCCCTCATCCATGACTGTATAAGCACCGCCATCGAGCTTTACAAACTCTTTAGCAGCCACAGATGTCTGATTCAACACATAAATATCAGTAGCTGTACTAGCATCAGTCCAATAGACAGTGCAATGCTTTGTAGAACCTGTACCATTCATCAGATACATCAGGTTCCACTTAGCGTAATAGCCAACAGGAACAGTATACACAGTAGTCAGTGTATCTGCAACGAGGTTTAATCCAATAGATACAGGTCTAGTCATGATGATTATTTATTCTTCTTGCCCTTGCTTGTGGCACTACGAGCACCACGAGAGGGCTTAGGACGGGACATACCAGCTTCAGACAAAGCAATAGCAACGGCCTGCTTCTTAGACTTCACAACAGGGCCTCCTTTGCCACTGTGCAGAGTGCCTTCCTTGTATTCCTTCATGACCTTACCGACTTTATCACTCGTCTGCTTCTTCATCTTTAGTCTCCTTCTTAGCCTTACGTGCAGGCTTCTCATCAGCCTCAACAACTTCGACATATTCAGGGTGCTTACGCATAGCAGCAATATCGTGCTCCATCGTAAACTCATAAACCTCATTAGAGGTGATACACTTAAATTTAGCCATATCCATTATTCTCCCGAGTAGATAAGCAGAAGCCCCCTCAGAGGACTGAAGGGGCAACTGTTTAGTTACTCACTAAATTAGGCCCAGTAATCGTAGATTACGCAGGGACAGCCAGAGCAACAGCAGCGCCATCACGCAGCTCGCCCACGCCGTACAGCACGTCAGCCGTGAACAGGGTACCGAGGTATTCCTGCTTGTACTGAGTCTGGGTACGGACACCCATTTGCTCAACCAGCACAGCGAAGTCCTTGTGACCCAGCAGGCAGATACGGGTAGCAGTCGAGCCGCTGGTCGTATCAGCATTGGTGGTCACGAACACCGGAATGCCATAGACATTACCGATTTCGCCGTTACGAATGGTGTTGCCACCGCCTTGCTCGCCAACGAAGGCTTGCTCGGTGAAGCGGGCGATACCCATCATCGTGTTGCGGGTGCTCGGGGGAACCAGCAGGAAGCGGCCATCCATCGGCACATCCTGATCGTCCAGACGCTGAATGCTACGACGAATAGCAGCATCCGTCAGAGCGCCCACGCCAGTGTTGGCACCAGCCACGTAAGCGGTCGTGCCATCAGCGCCAGAGAAAGCACCGTTGTAAGCAGCAGTGCCGTTACCGCCTTGCACGCTACGGCCCAGTTGCACCAGAGAGGTGTCAACTTGACGACCCAGAGCGTAACCGGCATCGTCCGTGTAGAACTGACGCAGGCTCGACAGGGCTTGGGCTTCCACGATGTCCTCGATCAGGCGGCTGTATTCCCAGTGCTGGTTGATGGTGATAGCGATGTCACCCTCAGTAGCAGCGATCAGGTTCACCTGAGTGTTAGCGGCCTTGGCCGAAGCGCTACCACGAGTGGGCGAAGGAATGTGAACGGTGTCACCCTTCTTGCCCTTGAAGTTCATCTTC